AACACAAGTAGGAAGTATTGGCAAATCAGTAAAAAGTAATGTTAAAAGTGTACTAAAATGGGGACTTGCAATATTTTCAGTACGTTCAGCATACTTATTTGTAAGACAAACAATGAGTACAATATCACAATATAACAAGCAACTAGCAACTGACTTGGAATATATAAAATTTTCAATAGCAAATGCACTTGAACCACTAATTGTAAAAATAGTTGATTTAGTTTATAAATTATTAACTTATGTAAACTATCTAACAAAGGCGTGGTTTAATATAGACTTAAATGATGGCGCTAAAAAGTTTAAATCAATGTCAAAAAGTGCAAAAGAGATTAAAAATTCGCTTGCAGGATTTGATGAAATGAACGTAATGGCAGATACTTCAACAAGTGGTGGTGGAGATGCAGGTGGCAATTTAAAAGACTTTAATTTGAAAGGTGAAGCACCAGAGTGGCTTGAGAAAGTAAGAGTGATAGGCGAATGGGTATTAACACACTGGTTAGAAGTAGTAAATACATTATTATTAACAAAACTAGTAATAGATTTATTAACAGGTAATTGGGTTGGCGTAATAATAGATTTAATAGCATTTTTGGGTCTTAATATACCAATGCTTATTAAATATGTAAAAATATTTTTAGAAGAACTACAAGCATTTTGGGAAAAGATTAAAGAGTGGGCTAAAGAAAAGTGGGATAAAGTAAAAGAGTGGGTCAAAGAAAAGTGGGAGAAAGCAAAAGAATGGATAAAAACAACTTTTTCTTGGGATAACATTGAAACCTTTGTCGCAACTTTACCAATAGAAATAGAAAAATGGATAAGAACAATAATTAATAAAGCATTTACTTTATTAGGCACTGTGGCAACTTGGATATATAAAAATGTTATTTTACCAATAATAAATTATTTTAAACCATTTTATGATAGTATAAAACAAATAGTAGAAGGCATTGTAAAAATATTTAAAGGTGATTTAAAAGGTGGCTTAACAACAGTAGTTAAAGGTATAGCAAATTTATTAATTTCAACAATAAATAGTTTAATCAAAGGTATTAATAAAATTACTACACCAATAAGAGGTATGATTGTTGCAATAGGCAAGGTGTTAGGTAAGAGTTATACAATGGATAATATCAAATTGCCAGAAATACCAAAATTAGCAGTTGGTGGCGTTGTTAATAGACCAACTTATGCAATGATAGGAGAAGCAGGACGTGAAGCAGTAATGCCTTTAGATAGAAATACACAATGGATGGACGAGCTTGCTAAAAAGATTAATGCAAGTGGTGGAGTAGTTAATGTATATCTTGACGGAAGATTAATACAAAGAACAATTAGTCAACGTGAAGAAGAACTTAATTTTGCCACAAATGGAGGTATGTAATGTATAATAAATATGACGTACAATTAAATGGTATGGAGATAGGACAATACTTAACAAGTTTTACAAAAGGTTATTATAAACTTTGGGCTAGTAATTCTGGAAGAAATATGGCAGGTAAAAATGTTGGAACATTAATAGGAATATTCCCAAAACTTAATATGACATTTGGCAAGATGAAGATAGCAACAGCACAACCAATTATAGATATATTAAATGATAGTAGTGCTTCACTTACTTACTGGGATGATGATAGTCAAGAAAGAAAGACTATAAGTGTATATTTTGGTGATCTAGAATTACCAGTAAAAAGAAAAGGTTATTATGAAAGTTTTAGTTGTAGTGCAATAGCTAATCAAAAGAGGTAGATATGAAAGTAGTAAGCAATGATTTTAAAACTGAAATAACAAAAAATGGTAGACAAATTGATGCTATAATAACTTTTGGAAATACAACACTAGGTAAAGATGATATAAACTCACTAACAATTTCAACAAACGGAGATATACTAAAGTCTGTAATGACACAAGTAGAAATAGATAGCAATGTTAATATACCCGTAGGAACTGATTTTAATATACAATTTGGCGTGTTTGTTGATGATGAATACGAATATATTGACTACTATAATTTCATTGTTAAAACAAGCGAATATAATGCTGATACGTTATCTTATAAAGTAGTTGCATACGATTATATGTTATATAGTATGGTAAAGTATGATGATGACCCACTAGATATAAGTTATCCAATAAGTGTTAAGAATTATTTAAGTGCAATTTGTACTAAACTAGGGTGGACGTTGGCAACAAATGAATTTGCTAATGATGATACATTAATAGCAGAAGAAAGATTTGCAGGAATAGGTTATACATATAGAGATATATTAGATGATATAGCAGAAATAACAGGTAGTATAATTTGTTTTAGGCAAAATGAATTGAATGTACTTTATCCAACAGCAACAAACTTTACTCTTGACGAAGAATACTTAAAAGATACTAATGTCACTATGAAAGAACAATATGGTGCTATCAATACACTAGTTTTTACCAGAAGTGCCGAAAGTGATACTATTTATTATCCAGATCCACTACCACAAACACCTATTGAAATAAAAATAAAAGACAATCAATTCTTAATAGATAATAATAGAAACATCTTTTTTGCAGATTTATATGATGCTATAAATGGTTTACAATACTATACTTATGATTTTGATACTTATGGCGTATGTTTTTTAGAAGTTGGAGATAGATATACAATCTCAATAGGTAATGATACTTATTCAACTTTACTTTTAAATAGTGAAATAAAAATAACTCAAGGGTTAGAAGAAAGATTATATGTTGATACACCAAAAGAAAGTGAAACAGATTATTCAATTGCTACACCAGAAGATAGAACAACAAGTTTAATAGTAGATAAAGTAAACAATCAAATAAATGCGGTAGTATCAACACAAAATGAACTAGAAGGTAGAATAAATCAAGCAGAATTAAACATAAACGACCAAAGTGCAGTTATTCAAATAATATCTACTAATATTGACGTTGATGGTGGTACTGGTGATATACAAAGTGTTAAGACAGTAAATGGTTTCACTTTTGATAGTAATGGTCTTAACATAACAACTAACCAAAACACATATAATACAACGATAACAAATGAAGGAACTTATTATAAAGACGGAGATACAATAGTAGGACAAACAACAAAAGATGGTAGTACATTCAAAGATATGTATTTATATGGTAAATATTATTATGGTATAAGTGAAGATATAAGAATACAAGATTTTACAACAGATGACGCTATGTTTGTCGCACAACTATATACAGATGAAAATAGTGAAGAATGCTTCGGGCATTTTTACAATGGAAGTTAGGTGATAATATGAAATTAAATATACAATTATTTGCTAGTTTAAATGTGGGAGATACTTATGAAACTACACCAGTAAACATAATACCTTATGGATATAGTAGCGCCCATTATCAAATGAAAATGACAGTAAAATTAAATTCACAAAATCTTTCTAATTTTACTTCAAATATCACAATTACTTCATATATGAGAACAACGGGAGCATCGTGGGGTTGGTCTGGATTTAGTAATAATATATATATGGAGCGATATACTAAAGTTAATGATGAAGCAGGATATACAAGAAGAAATGCAACAGATATTCCAAGTTTACCTACTAATAATGCTAATAATTGGGTGAATTGTGGAAGTTGGACTGGTGATATACAACATAGAAGCAATGGAACTTGTAGTTTTTATGCTAAAACATATATAAATACAACAAACGCAAGTTCTTATAAATATATACCAAGAGCAACAGAACAAGAAAGTGAAATATTAAATGTACCAGCACTTCATAAAAGTCCAACAATAGCAATAGATAGTATAACAGAAATAAATAGTGCATTAACACAATATAATGTGCCTAATTCAACTTTTGTACCTTACTTATCTAAAAAAAGATTTGTATTTACTCCAACATTATATGATAGTGCAACAGTGACAGGGGTGACTATATCAAATGGTAGTACAAGTGTGACTGGTACAGCAAGTCCATTAACATTAGATTTTACTAATAAGACTTTATATATGACAGCAAATGTTATACCTATTAAAGCAACGATTAGTGACAACTATAATTCAACTGGTGAAACGACAGTAAACTATTCAAACTATATACCATATATTAAGCCAACAATAATAGCAACAACGACAACAGTAAAAAGAAACGGACAACTATCTGGAAAAGCATTATTAAACTTCAATGCTACATACTATAATGGAACAGTAGGAAGTACAAATAATGTACCAACAATTAAGTATAGATTTTGGGAAAAAGATACAACAGAACCTAGTAGTTGGATAACAATAAATAGTGGTATAACAATTAATGATAACAATATTTCTGTATCTAACTATGAAATAGGTAGTGATAATCCAAGTGCATCTAACTATTTTGATTTTCAAAAAGCATATAATGTTAGAATATGGTTTGAAGATGTATTTTTAAATGATAGTACATTAAAAACAATACCATTAGGGCAACCAGTATGGAGTGAATACAAAGATAAAGTAGATTTTGCTAAAATAACAGTTAAAGGTACAAATCCAATAGAATATGATACAAATGGTACTATATTTAGCACAGGCACAGAATATTTATATTTAAGTGCAGTCTTTCAACCACCAAATGTAAGTGCAACTTTATATTTACAAAAAAGAATACCAGATGGCAAAACTTTATCAATGTCAGGAAATATAAGATTATTTACTGGTAATGCAATGCCAATATCAACTTGGACTGATATTTCAAATTTATCACCAACAATAACTTATATACCAAATACAAATATAGTAAGAATACAATTAGTCACAAGCATAACAACGGGCAACTGGCAAGATGCAGTATTAAATGTATCAAATGGTACTACAATAACAATGAGTACAACAACATAAGGAGAAAAGAATGAAGCAAGTATTAAGTAATATAAATGATTATATAGTATTAATAGTTGCAATATTAGGGGGAATATTAGCAATAATAGAAAAATCTAGTAAGTTAAAAGTTAATCCATTAACAGGGCTATTTAGAAAGGCAATAAAAGATGAGATTAAACCATTAGAAACAGAAGTAAATAATATAAAAATAGACTTAACTAGATTAAGTAAAGAACAACAACTTTATGAAGCAAGTGAATTGAGAAAGTATATATTATCATTCGCTAGTAGAGAAAGAAAAAACATAGTTAATACAGAAGATGAATACAAAGAATTTTTTAGAGCAGTTGATAGATATGAAGAACTTATAAAGAAATTAAAGATAAAAAATGGTTATGTTGAAAATGAAGTAAACTATGTTAAAGATAAATATAATAAAATTTGATTTATAAATCTAATTATGTTATAATATGCACTCATACAAAAAGGGGGGTGCATATTTTTTATGAAAACATTTAATTATTACTATGATTATACACCAGAAGCATATAACTACATAATGGCAAGCAGAATATTAAGAAATAGGGATAAAGAGATCCTAAAAGAACTTGTTAGAAACGAAAAAACAGTTAAAGAACTTGCAGATGAAAAAAAATGCTCTTATAGAACAATGTGTAATAGAAGAAAAGAAATATTTGATAAGACAAAACATTTAATGTAATATTTTTTTATTTTTATTCTATTTTGCATATAATTGCATATTTTTGCATAATCTTGCATAACAAATATAATATTTATACAAGACAATTTAAAAAAAATGTATTATTATACTTGCATAAATGGGGGATATTATGTTTGAAAAGTTAAAAATAAAAGAAATTTATAATGATTTTGTTTACAAATTTACATTAACTGATGAAGAAATAAAGGTGCTAAATCTACTTATAAAGAAATATACAATACCGAAGATAGCAATGGATCTATTTATAAGTGAACCAAAAGTATCGGTAATAATAAAAAGATTAAAGAAGTATTATAATCAATATGAAGAACTAGAAAAATTGAAAATTAAAATATTTAATATATAAGATTTGTATAAATTGCAAGTCTTTTTTTATTTTACAATGATAGTGAAATGTAGGGAACGACATTTTGCTAATTAGCACAAGGAAGGAGTGAATTAAAAATGCTTTTAAAACAAGTATGGAAATTCACTCTTTCTTTTTAATTGAAAGGAGTGAATATGTATAACGCATACAACCCACAAGCAAGTATAGATAGAATTAATATGCAAATAGCAGAACTAGAAAAAATGAAAACACAAATACCAATTAATCAACCAGCCATAAATCAAACGTTTCAATTAGCACCTAGTAATCAAAGTACAATTAGATATGCAAACAACATAGAAGAAGTACAAAAAGACATAGTTATCGGTGATACTCCATTTTTTAGTAAAGATTTATCTATAATGTGGTTAAAAAATACAAAAGGTGAAGTAAAGCCTTATGAATTAAAAGAAATAGTACAAAAAGACGAAAAAGATATATTAATAGATAATTTGCAATATCAAATAGAAGAATTAAGAAAGGAAATAAAAAATGCAAAATCAATTAATGACAATGTTAGTAAACCAATTGAAAGCACGAAATCCACAAATGTTTCAAACAATACAACAGTTAAGACAAAATGATGGAAACCCAATAGACTTTTTTAAACAAGTGACAAATAAATACACGCCAGAACAAATGAATAATTTATTTGAAAAAGCAACACAAATGGGAATACCAAGTGAATATATAGAACAAGTTAAACAAGGTATTAATGCAAAATAGCATTGATATAAATTTATAGGAAGGAGGAAAGAATATGAATGGAAGTAATGGAATAGTGCCAACTGTTGATTTAGCAACTAACACACCTTATATGTATGGTGGTGGATTTGGTAGTGGCTTTTTTGGTGGAGATGGCATTTGGGCTTTAGTTCTTCTTGCTTTACTATTTGGTAATGGTAATTGGGGATTTGGTGGAAATGGAAATCAAGTAGCAACTACTGATTATATTTCTAGTGAATTTACACAAAGAGATGTGACTAGTGGTACTCAATCTATATTAACTGCATTATCAAATGGATTTAGTGATGCTTCAACAAATTTGTGTAATGTAAGAAGTGATATATTAACAGGAAATATGGGATTACAAAACGCCATATTGGATAGTAAATATGCTTCTGCAATAGGTGATAGTAATACTCAAAGAGATATATTATTACAAACTACACAATTAGAAAATCAATTGTCTAATGTTGCATTAAGCAATCAAGCACATATTGATAGTTGTTGTTGTGAACTAAAAGCACAAGGGCTTGAAAATACACAAAGAATACTTGATGCTATGAACCAAAACACAATTGCTGATTTAAGAGAAAAGTTAAATGAAGCACAAACAGAAATATCAAATAGAAATATTGAAAGTTCAATAATTTCTAGTGTCCGTCCATATCCAGTACCAAGTTATATCGTAAGTTCACCATATCAATCAATTTATAATCCTTATGGATTTGGTGGATTTTATGGTAATGGATTTTATGGAAACACAATTGTATAGCAAATAGTCAATAAGACAAACTCAATAGAGAACTTGCTATTTAAGAGAATAGGCATAGTTCTATTCTCGTTTTTTATTAAAAGGAAGGAGAGATAATATGATACAAAGCGTACAAGAACAAGAACTTGCATTAACTTCAAACACAGCACCAATAACATTTGCAGATACAGACGTAAGAACTGCAAGTGCTAATTGTTTTAATGGTTGGTTAAATCACAATGAAGGAAGTGCAACATTTAATTTAGTTGCAGGGGGTCTTTATGAAATAGACTTTAATGCAAATGTGACAAGTGCAACAGTAGGAATGGTTGCATTAGGAATTTTTGCTGATGGTGTTAAATTAAATGGAGGTGAAGCAGACACAATAGTAGCAACTGCTGGCGAATATACAAATGTGTCAATGTCAAAATATGTTAGAGTATGTGGTAGAGGTAGTGTCACTATTACAATAAATAGTTTACCAACTATAACTTATGATACAACAACTACTGATACTGAAATACCAATTGTTAAAAATGCAAATATAATTATTAAGAGATACGCATAATGAATAACAAAATAGATATAACCTCTTTGATACTTCAAGCATTAAGTCTTGAAATACTTTTTAAAGATTATAACAATAGTGATTTGATGCAAGAATTACAAAGACAAGATAGTGAGTATTTAGAAAAGATAATAAAGCAGAATAATGAAATATTAAGTTATTTAAAGAAAGGAAGTGATTAACTTGGAAGAAAAACTTGTTGAAAAAGTAAAAGAAAAAATACAAAATATAATTGATGAAGATATAAACATAAATAATTTAGAACACTTGTATAAACTTATAGATATATACAAAGATACAAAGGAGGTAGAAAGTATGAATTATGGAAATTATTATGGTAGAAGACCGGGTTATGATAGTTATGGAAACTATGGAGAGTATGGGAACTATGGACGTGGTGGCTATGGGAACTATGGAAGACGTGGTTATGATATGAAGTATCGTGGTGATGAAGAACTAGACAGAATGGCTGGCGAGTATGGAAGATATGTGGAAAGCAGAAATAGATATGGTGCTAGTGAAGAAACTGATAAATCATTCCACTATATGGTAAAAGCATTAGAAGATTTTATTAATGTATTACACGAAGAAGCACAAACACCACAACAACACCAAATGTTAAATGAAACACTACAAAGAAGTATGAAATAATGTTTGAATATTATAATGCCAATCCATATAATAGAGATATAGCCGATTGTGTTATTAGAGCACTAAGCGTACTAACAAATAGAACTTGGAATGAAGTGTATGATGAACTTACAGATCTAGCAGGAGATATAGGCTTAATGTTTGATAGAGTGGAATTTGTTGAAGACTATTTAGATGATAGATATTTAAGAGAATGCCACTACTCAAAAACAGTAGGAGAATTTGCAAAAGAATTTCCCGTTGGTAAATATGCTATAACTATGAACGGTCATATAACCGCTTTAATTGATGGTAAGATAATAGACACCTTTAATCCGAGTGATAGAATAATGCGATGTGCGTGGAGAGTAGATAGTTAAGTCTACTCTTTTATTTTACATTTTCTACATAACTTGTTATAATAAAACTAGGTGATAAGATGATACCTAAAAATATTATATATATATGGGTAGGTGGAAAACCAAAACCTCAAAAAGTGTTAGATTGCATAGAAACTTGGAAGAAGTATATGCCAGATTGGAATTATATTGAAATAAATGATAATACATTTGATATTGGTGAAAATAAATATTGCCAAGATGCTTATAATAGTAAACATTGGGCTTATGTTAGTGATTATTTAAGATTAAAAGCACTTTATGAATATGGTGGTATTTATATGGATACAGATGTTGTATGTTATAAACCATTAAATAAATTTTTGAACCACGAGTTCTTTACAGGCTGGGAGCAACCTAACTATCCTGTATGTGCTGTTATGGGAGCAACAAAAGGTAATAAAACAATAAAAGAAATGTTAGAACAATATGAAATAGAAAAATTTGAAACTCATACAAATTGGTGGGAATATAGAACTAATACTATGATATTAAGTGATATTTTAGGAAAATATATTGATAGAAATAAATATGAATATCAAAACACTAATAGTATAACAATATATCCTAGAAAATATTTTACAAAAAATGATGATAACATAATAGATGATGAAACTTATGCCGAACACAAAATGTATGGCAGTTGGGTAGGAGAGTAATATGAAAAAAAAGACATTAGGAATATACCAGAGCACCATTTGTGAAGTGGGCGGGGTTGAAAGTTTTTTATATAATTTTTGTTTTTGGTTAAGAAATTTTTTTGACATAACAATAGTATATATTAATGCTAATGTTTCACAATTGTATCGTTTACAAAAAATTGTAAAAACAGTGAATTATAAAGACAAAGAAAAATTTGAATTTGATATAGTGATAAGAAATTCTGTGTGGGGAGAAATATGTGACAAAATATATTCAAAAGAAAACAGATATATTGAGATGCGACACGCAAATTATAAATACTTACTAGATGAAGGACTTTTATACAAACAATATCACGAATGGAGCAGGACAAACGAAATAGTTGGTTGTGGTGAATATGTATCAAAAATGAGTGATTTAGTATTACACGATAAACCAACTACTATTAAAAATATATTACTTCCTAGAAAGAAAACAAGTAAAGTATTACATTTAATATCCTGTACTAGAATAGACCCAGCTAAAGGTTGGGATAGAATGCTTAAAATGGCACAAATGATGAGAGATGCAGGAATAAAATTTACTTGGGATATATTTACTAACTCAACAAATTACATAAAAGAAAATAAATTCGAAGAGATACATTTTTGGAAACAACGTTATGATATATGGGACTTTTTAGCAGATGCAGACTACACTGTTTTATTAAGTGATAGTGAAGGGTTACCATATACAGTGCAAGAAAGTTTACAATATCAAGTGCCTTGTATAGTCACGGACGTTGGTGGTTGTACTGAATTAATAAAAGATGGCGTTAATGGATATGTAGTGCCATTAGATATGAATTTTGATATTAATAAAATAAAGAAGATACCAAAGTGCAAAGAATATGATAATCACGCATTAGAAAAATGGTTAAAATTCTTTGATTATAAAATAAGCAAAGAAGATTTAAAAAAAGAAGTAGAAAATATTTTGAATAAGGAGGAAAAAGAAATGCTAGTTAAAGTAAGGTGTATAATGAAAAATGGATATGATGATATTGAACTTGGCAGACATATAAACTTTGGTGAAGAATACATAGTCAAAGAAACAAGAGCAGATTATTTGAAGCAGAATAATGCCGTAGAGTTTATTGAATATGTTGAAGAAAAGAAAAAACAAACTAGAAAAACAAGTAAGAAATAGCTTGTTTTTTTAATTTTACAAAATGTAGTTTTAATTGTATAATTTTAATTGAGATACTAGCATACGTGTCCCCCCATACGCCTCTTGCTAGTATCTTAAAAAAGGAGTTGATTGATATGAAAGACAAAGTGATTACAGTTAATCCTAAAACAAGTGAGGTCTTTTTTGACAGTGGGGTTTTAGGCATTGATGGTGAAAACTTACAAGGGGATTTAGTATTCCAATTTGATAATGAATTTATCAATGGAATAGGAAGGTTAGAAATTGAAATTAATGGAGTAAAGAGTTATGCAATGCTAACAAAAGTTAATGAAACATATACTTTACCTATTAAATCATTTCTAACAAAACAAGGAAAGGTGACACTTCAATTAGTAATTGATGAGCCAAGTGTAGATGAAAGTACACCAATATTTAAGTCAAGTATGTTTTACTTAATTGTAAAGAGTTCTATTAATGCAGAGATAGAACAACCGGAAGAATACGAAACTTGGATACAAGAAGCAGATGCAAAATTAAATGAAGTAGACCAAGCATTAACAAACATAATTGAATTAACGTTTCAAATACAAAATGGAGATTTAATTGTTAGTTATGGAGGTGAAGAATAATGGCTAGTTATAATTTAGGTAAAGTAGTTGGCGACGATGGAGCAAGTCTTGAATATGATTGGGAAGGTACTTCATTAGGTATTAAAAGAGATGATGAAGCAGAATATACTTACGTTGATTTAAAAGGCGATACTGGTGCAACTGGAAGTACAGGTGCTAGTGGAAGTGATGGTTATAGTCCAACAGTACAAACTTCAAAAGAAGGCAAAACAACTACTATTGAAATAACGGATAAAAATGGCAGTCATACTGCAACAATACAAGATGGTGTAGATGGAACAAGTCCAACTGCTAGTGTTTCAAAAAGTGGAAATACTGCAACAATAACAATTATAGATAAAAATGGTACAACAACTGCAAGTGTAAGTGATGGTACTAATGGAACTAACGGAAGAGATGGATACGTTCAATATACAGCAGGAAGTAATATAAGCATTGATAATAATGTAATAAGTGCAACAGATACAACTTATATTGCCGGAAACAATGTATATATAGATCCAAGTGACAATTCAATAAATGTTGATGTGTCATTTAAACAAGATATAATGCAATACGAATTAATGCCAACCGCTGGCATTGACTATCAAAATAAAATAGTTCAATACATAGGAACAACTACTAACAATTATACAAACGGATATTTTTATAAATGTGTAGAAGATGATAGTGTATATAGTTGGGAAAATATACAAGTTCAAACAAGCGGAAGTAGTGGTGGCAATGACGTATTTGTAGTGACTTATGGTGACACAGAAGCAAATTTAATTGCAACAGGTCAAAACATAGTAAATTATTATATACAGAATAATCACTTCCCAACAATAAAAGTAATATATGATGGCAAAGAATATAATACAATGTATTGGAGATATTATAATTCAACTTATGAATTTAGCATCTATTATATTGAAGCGTTTGATGATGGTGACACTGTTGGTATGCCTTATTTTTATTATGATGGTAAACTTCAAATAGCAGAAAACAGCAACACACATATAGTTAGTTCGGTGACAATACCAAAAAATCAAACAAGTGGCAATGCTAATTATAGAAAAGGTTATATTGGAACACCTTTTCAATATAGTTTCTATAATTCACTTGCGGCAAACTATATGAAGAAATCAATGTTTTTAGCGATAGGAAACACAAAAGAATACACACCGACAACAGGTTCATATAATCCAGCAACAGCAAAATATTGTGAAGATTATGTAAATCCAACAATAACAACTGATAACAATACTACTTATACAATAGCAAGTTTAATTGGAAATCAAACATATAAATTAGGAGAACTAACAAGTTTAACTATAACTGCAACTACTACATTTGATAGAGAAAGTATTATATATTTTACAAGTGGTAGTACAGCAACAAGTGTATCATTACCAGATAGTATAACTAATTTAGGTGATGCACCAACATTTACAGCAAGTGGTGGCGTAAATACAGGAAGTTGTGAAGCAAGTAAATCATATATAATAGCAATATTAAATAACATAGCAGTATGGAAGGCATATTAATATGAGTGTATTTAGAAATTTATTAATGAATATAAAAGAAGAACCAAAAGAACCATATTTATTAAGTGATGGAGTAGAATATATAAACACTTATTTTCTACCTCAAAATCATAGTTGCGAGATAAAATTTGCACTTAATAGTTTAGAAGAACCAGACGTGCGTCTATGGATATACCAAGCATCTTATAAATATTATTGCCCTATAAGATATGATGGTGAATTAAAGACAGCATATACAGATGGCAATTATGTACCTTGGGGCAGAAGTGGGCTTGATATAACTATAATGGGTACAGGACAGTTTGATACTAAAAAGCACACTTTACTTTATAATTCAACAAGCAATCATTATGTGTATTATGATGGAAATTTAGTAAATACTATGACAGGATTTAAACAATTAACTAATAGTCCTAGTGCTTATATGTTAGTGTTTGCAGAAGCATTATATTATAACAATAGCCCATCAGCAACTCCAAAGAAATATAAATTATACTCATTAAAGTTTACTAACAATAGTAATAATCAAGTAGTAAAATCTTTTGTACCAGCAGTACATAATGGAGTTGCTTGTTTATATGAAGAAATAGGTGGAACATATTACTATGGAAATAATGGTGGAAATAATTTTGTTTATGGGGAAGATTAAGGAGTGATAAAATGATATTAAAAGATAAAAATTATGATATATTAAAAACAATAGCATTAATAATGCCTTTGTTTATTGTACTTTATGAAGCAATAGGAAAGATATGGAACATACCATATACAGAACAAATTACATTAACTTTGACTTCAATAAATGCTTTTCTTGGTGGATTAGTTAAAATATCAAATATAAAATACAATAAGACAGAATTAATAGACGAATACGACCAAGAAGAAGAAAACTCAATGGAATATGAAACAAATGAAGAAGGTGAAGAATAATGGCATTTAAAGTTGTAAACGAAGAAAATATAAAAGACTTCAAGAACTTTAAATATAGTGAAATCAAATGTAAATGTGGTGGCAAATATTGTAATGGATACCCAGTTGGTTTTAGTTATGAATTAATGAAACAATTACAACAAATAAGAGATCATTTTGGGAAAGCAGTAATTATTACTTCTGCTATTAGATGCAAACAACATAATAAAAACGTACAAGGAGTAGAACACTCAAAACATGTTGAAGGTAGAGCAGTAGATTTTTATGTAAAAGGTGTTAGTTATTCTACACTTAAAAAATTTGTTAATAAACTACCTTATAACCAATATACATATAATATAGATGGATCTGTGATGCACCACGGAATAACACCACCAGAAGAAACAACTTATAATTTGTTAAGGACTTTAAAAAAAGGTTCAAAAGGTGTTGACGTATTAGAGTTGCAAAAGAGATTAAATGAACTAGGCTATAAAGGCAAAAATAAAAAGAAACTTGCAGAAGATAAAATCTTTGGCGACAATGTTGCCTATGCTGTTGGTTGTTTTCAAAAAGATAATAAACTTACTATTGATAAAGTAGTAGGCAAGAACACAGCACATAAATTAGGTTGGACTTATAGAGGAAAATAAAATATATTGTAAATTTAAAAAAATAATGTTATTATTATATTGAGGTTATACCTCAATCCCTGTTCTATTTTATTTGAAAGAAAGCATTATTAGACAGATGCTTTTTTTCTTTACACTTTTTTTGAAAAAAATACTTGAAAAACATAAAAAAATATTATACAATTTAAGTATAAAGGAGGAGTTAAGATGAAAAATATGAAAAAGATTAATTGGGGAATAGTTGCATTTTATGTGATAATAGCAACGCTAACAATACTTGCTTGTATGAGATTAAATAAACTAGGATAGGAGGAAAATATGATAAGAGCATTTAATTGTGAAACAAATGAAGAATTAAAAAGTTATAGAACAATGTTAGAAGTAGCAGAAGATTTTGATTTAACATTGGAAGCAGTAAAAAGTTATTTTCAAAGATACAAATTAAAAGGAGATACAAGAATAAAAAATCATAGAACAAACACTTGGTGTTATCTTGAAAGACCAGAAACAAAAAAAATACCAAACTATAAAGATAGATGCAAAAAAGCAATAGAATATATTAAAAGCGATGATTTTTGGTTATCACAAAGGAAAGCAGAAGAAAAACTTTTAGAAATATTAGGAGATAAAGAAAATGGAAGTTAAGTTTATAAATTTTAATGGAATAAAAGAATATGCAAGAGTTATGTATAATGATGTAGAAGATAGTGATAAATACGAAATAGAAGTTGCTTATAATGGAAAAGATATTAAAGATTTATTAGACTATTTATTTAATTTAGAAGTCAGAATAGACAAAGCAATAGAATATATAAAAAAGAATAGTTATGGTTGGAATACAAAATATTATGATGATGATTTCAATGCAAATGAACTTTTAGAAATATTAGGAGAGAAAAAATGAAAGAGTGTGAGTGTCAAAACTGCGAAAAGCAATTTGTTAGTGAAAATGATGAGAAAGTAATATGTCCTTTTTGTTATAGTGAAGACATAATAATATATGAGGAGGATAATGATGAAGATATTAGATAGCATTTATAAAAAGAAATATGAAAATCTAAAAAAAGATTTTGATAAGAAAGTAAATAAAAGAGCAAATGAAATATACAAAGATAGACAGACAAGTTGGTATATAAAAGAAGAAAAATACAAACAAGATATAAGATTTAAAACATTAGAAATAAGGGAGAAAAGACTTGAAATAGAAAATCTTAATAAATATATAGAGTGGTTAAATAATGAAAGCAACACCAAATTATAACTACATTAAAAAATTAGCAATATTTTTAAAGAAAGAAAATTTAGAGGATTTATTTACAGCATTAGTATTAACAGAAAGATACGCATTAATAGATGATATAAGAATATTAACAAAAGAAGAAATAAGAGATGCAAATAAAAAGTATTTTGAATATTTAAAATCAAGTGAAACATTAGTAAATAGGAGGTGGCTATAAATGATTATTAATAAAGAAAGATATAAAATAATAAAACAAGTAGAAGATAAATTATGTATATTATATACAAATGAAATATATTGGCGAGATAAAGAAGAATACAACGGATATATAGAAGCAGATACATTATTGAGTATTATAGAAGACTTAATGGGTATAATAGAAGAAAAAGAAGACATTATAGAAGAACTAAAACATAAAGACTACACAGAAGATAATTATGAAGAATATTTATTAAGAGAAATGGGAGAAATATAATGGAAGAATATAGATACAAATTAATAATAAAAACTTTATACAATACAATACATTTAGAAGTAGATGATATAGAAAACGAAGAAATACAAGAAATATTTAAACAACCATATATCATAGATATAAAAATTGAAGAAAAAGCAAAAGAATTAAAGAAATTTAAAAAATAGGTGATAAATAGTGAAAATAACATTAAAAGAATATAAAGAAAGATTAAAAAAAGGTGAGCCAGTATTTAGAAGTTGTTGGGATTGCAATTCAGCACATAAGCATCTAAAGAAAGCAGATTATTTAATATATTGTGTATGGTGTGGCAAAATGTATTTAAAGGGGAAAGAGATAACTGAAGTTGAAAAGGAGTAAAAATATGTTTATATTAGGTTTTACAATAGGTGGGTTAGTTGGTATGATGCTTATGGCGATAATAAAAGTAGGAGATGATGATTAATGGACTTAATGAACGATATTCAACAACTTATGCAAGAACTTACTACTTCAATAAAATTATTAAGAAAAAATGGTAATGACTTGGCTATCGCAGAACGTGATTATAAAGTATGTTTAAGGCAAGAAGCATTAAAGTTAAGAACTGAAAAAGATATGCCTGTCACTTTAATTAATCAAATAATTTATGGAGTGCCAGAAGTTGCAGAAAAAAGATTAAAACGAGATATAGCAGAAACTATGTATAATACAAATCAAGAGCATATAAATATAACAAAGTTGAAATTGAGATTGTTAGAGGCACAGTTAAACAGGGAATGGACTAGTGAAAATAAAGGAGTTTAGATGAGAGAGTTTAAAAGTTTTTTTAAAAAAGTTAATGGTAATGAGGGGGAAAAATGCAAATATACAACAAGGCTGGATACTTATGGTTGTGGTTGTCAACACGATTGTAAGTATTGTTATGCAAAAAGTTTATTAAGTTTTAGAAACTTGTGGAATGCAGAGGATCCATCAGTTGCAGATATTAAAAAGATAGAGAATGTTATAAAAAAATTACCACAGGGGACTATTGTTAGACTAGGTGGAATGACAGACTGCTTTCAACCTTTAGAGTTGAAGTATAAAGTCACCTATGAAACTATAAAATTGTTGAATAAATATAATATTGGGTACTTGATTGTTACTAAAAGTCATTTTGTAGCAGAAGATGAGTATGTAAAAATATATGACAAGAAGTTAGCACATATACAGATAACTACAACTTGTTTAGACGATGAATTGTATAAAAAACTCAATTATGAAAAAGCAAGTTTACCAAGTAAAAGAATAAATGCTATTTTAAAATTGCAAAAGTTAGGATTTGACGTTGCTATAAGATTAAGCCCACTTATAGATGACTTTATAGATTTTGATAAACTTAATAGTTTAGGAATAGAAAAAGCACAGGTAGAGTTTTTGAGAGTTAATCATTGGATAAAGCAATGGTTTGATATAGATTATAGTAAGTATGTTATAAAACAAAGCGGGTATATGCACTTACCACTTGAAGAAAAAATAAGGATATTAAGTAAAATAAAAATAAAAAGTGTTAGTGTGTGTGAAGATGAAAGCAATGCTTATGAATATTGGAGAGACAATTACAATCCTAACAAAGAAGATTGTTGTAATCTCAGGGCGAACAATGACTAAAGAAGAAAAAGAAGTATATAAAACTACACTAGAAATGTTTAATAATTGTTGTGCTATATGTGGCAATAATCAAGTGCAACTCCATCATATAAGGTACGGGGCTTGTGGTCGTAAGACATATATGGGTAATGTAATACCATTATGTAAATATCATCACGACTTGGTACACACAAAAAAAAGGTTTTATCAGCAAATATTAATAGGTATGATAAAAGATAGGATAGATGAATATGAAAAGAATTGATTTATTAGAACAAAGATCAAAATTATGGGAAGAAATAGAAGCATTAAAAAATGCAAAAGAATTATGCACTAAAAACAAACAAAAAAGTGTTGAAATTGATGAAAAAATAAAGATACTAAAAAATAAGCACAATTTTATAAACAACTTGCTAAAAGTAAATAACGTATGATTTAAGCAACGAAAGTATAGGATAGTATATTTATACTAGAAAGATATTTTTAAAGCAATTTGCTATATGTTTATATGCAAAAATGGGTATATTAAGATGAAAGGAGAAATAAATATGATAAATAAGGAAGAATTAGATGAATATGAGTTAGAAATTTTTATTGAAAAAATTAATGACATTATAGAACAAGCAATAATTCACGGTGGAGATACAGGCGGTGCTTATTGTTCTAATGAAGAAAAATTATTACATTCAATAAATATGTTTTTAAAGTGGACTGGATTAGATAATTATTTAACGATATATAAAGATGACATACCAAAATTATTAATGAAAATGAAAATACAGGAGTAAATTATGGTAATAGATAATATAAAATTAAGAAGACAAGACTATGAAATATTATTAGAACAAACAATCAAGAAACAAAATAACACACAAGATAAAAAAGTATATGAGTGGTTAGAACTAGAAATAAATTTTATAGTAGACCAGATTAAATTATTAAAGAAATGGGAAAAAATAATTAATAAATATAAGGAGTTAAGATGAAATATTATTTTAAAAAAGAAAAGAAAAAAGAAGCATTAAAGGGTTTAAAAATAAATTATATAGCAGAACAATTAGATTATTGTGTACCTTATATGTATGACATATTTAATGGTGTATGTAGTTGCAATGAAAGATTAGTTAAAAAGATTTGTGACTACTTAAATGTAAAGAAAGAAGATTATTTTGAAAAAAGATAATCTTTTTGTTTACAAATAAAAATTAATGTTTTATAATTGAATTATGAATGGTATATAGTGAGAAAGATAATTTATATTAGGGTGTGATTATTCACTATATACCAAAAGATAATCGCCCCTTAATATAAGTTATCTTTTTTATTTAATACCTAGAAAGGTATGCTATGGCTAAAAAGAAGAAAAGACAATTTAGATCTTTTGAAAGTAGTAATATATATGATTGCTTTGAAGATAATTATTTATGCTTAACTAAAAGTATGTTGGATAATGAAAATTGGTTATCTTTACCGGGCAATTCCAAAACATTATATATTTATATGAAACTATGGGCTTATGGTAGAGAACAATTTAAGTTTTCTTATTCACTAGCAAATAAATTTATAAAGAATAATAAAACAATTTATAATTCTATAAATCAATTAGTAGAAAGAGGCTTTATAGAAATAGTAAGTATAAGCAGACAAGTTGGCTATGGTACTACTTATAAATTTAGTGATAGGTGGTGGAATAAAATGAAATAAAAAATGACTATACTATGGTAATATACTATTTACGTACTTTTTTACAAAAGAAAACGCTTGTATATATTCACGTACTTTTTTACAAAAGATTTAACAAAAATTAAGAAAAATTAAGATTTTCTATATTTACGTACTTTTTTACAAAGTTTTTGTAAAATTGTACGTCGTAAAAAATTAAAAAGGAGAAAATTATGTATGAATTTATAGAAGAAAAATTAGGTAGGACTTTATCTCCTTATGAGTATATATTGATAGATGAGTGGACTAAAACATATACAGAAGAAGAAATAAAGAGAGCATTTGAAATAGCAAGTATAAATAATGCTAGAACTATTAATTATGTTAAAAGTGTATTATTTAGTAAAAAACCAGAAACTACGCCGAATTGGTTTAATAAAGAAATAAAGAACGGTACAATGACAAAAGAAGAAATAGATGAGTTTAATGATTTATTAAAGGAGTTTAAATAATACTTGAAAAACATAAAATAAAATTATATAATTTAATTAAGAAAGGGATTTAAAAAATGAAAGAAAAATTATTAAAGGTGCAAATGGAATTAAAAGCACCTAAAAATCAAAAGAATACATTTGGGGGTTATAATTACAGAAGTTGTGAGGACATATTTGAAGCAGTAAAACCACTGCTAGAAAAAGAGGGTTTAACTTTAAGACTTACAGATAAACTTGTAAACATAGGTGAAAGATATTACATAAAAGCAACAGCAATACTTACTGATGGGAATGAAACAATAGAGAACACCGCTTATGCAAGAGAAGAAGAAACAAAAAAAGGAATGGATGGATCACAGATAACAGGAGCAAGTTCAAGTTATGCAAGAAAATATGCTTTAAATGGATTATTCCTAATTGATGATGTAAAAGATAGCGATGCAACAAATACAGGAGAACCAACAAAAGAAGATGCAGAAGCATTTATAGTATCATTTGGTAAATATAATGGTAAGAAATTAAGTGAAGTAATACAAGATGAATATTACAAAAATTATTTACTAAATGGCAATGATGAATATTTAAAGAAATGTATTGAACTATTAACTGGAGAAAAAGCACCTAGTGAGGAAGAGTTAAAAGAACAAACAACTTTATTAGCAGAATTTAATAAATTAGTTGCAATAACAGGAACACCAATAGAGAAAATACAAAAGAATTATAATGTGGATAACACAAGCAAAATGACAACAGAACAATTAAAAGATGCTATTGAAGTATTAAAGAAGAAGGTGAAATAATGAATACACAATGCAATAAAATGTTAAAAATTATATTAGACAACCCACAAGTGAAATATTGGTATGCAAAAGATTTTCAAAGTGGTAAATGGTTTATAGGTTATGAAGCAACAGCAAGAATGAGTGATTTATTGAGAATGTATAGTGATATATTAATACCAATTAAAGATGGAAGATTTAGAGCAATATGTGTTAATTGGGAAAAAGAAAAAGAAATACAAGATTTAAAAGAGTATTTAAAGACTTTGGAGGAAATAAGTAATGCAGAAGTATATAGCAATAGGTAATTTAACAAAAGATAATGAATTAAGAATGACACAAAGTGGAAAACAAGTATTAAAAAATTCACTAGCAATAAGACGTGACAAAGACAATACAGACTTTGTAAATTTTACAGCATTTGGTAAAACAGCAGAACTATTAGAAAAATATACAAGTAAAGGTTCTAAAATTTTCGTTGAAGGAGAAATTAGAACTGGCAAGTATGAAAAAGATGGTAAAACTACATATACAACAGATGTAGTTGTAAATGCAATAGAATTATTAAACTCAAAAACAACAAAAAAAGAAGAAGAACTACCAGTAAATGATAAGAATGTAGTATATACAGATGACATACAAATAACTGATGATGATCTACCATTTTAATTAATTTAAAAAATTGCTGACATAAATTTTTTTCATATAATTGAGTTGAACTCAAACTCATTTTACCGGCCTTATGAAAACACGAGTTTTTGGCAATTTGTTGGTGTTTTCTTTAAAAAATACTTGTAAAATATAAAGTTATTATATATAATTAAATTGTTAGTTGAAAAACTAACGAAGCTATAAATGCATCATCAAATAATTGGTGGTGCAAAGCATATAAAAAGTTTCACCCAAAGGCGTGGGTGAGTAAAAGGAATAGAAAACCGCCAAAATGACTTGTATATGCTTTGTACTGCTAATTATATAGCAGACTAGTCATAGGATATTGCACTCTAATAGAGTGCTTTTTTATTGCATAAAAATAAAAAATATGATAAACTATATTTGTGATAAGATATGAGTGATACTATTAAAATAATTTTATCTATAATAATAATAAGTGCTATTAGTTTAATATGCACTTTTTTTGTTATAATGGGTTGGATAAAACAGGAGAACAAAAGAAATGATAGAAAGAATTAAATTATTTATTGGCTTTGATGATTTTTATAATAAAAAAGAATTGTTAAAAAGACAATTTACTTTAATGACACTTGAAGAAAAAGAAATATTTAAGTTATATATATATAGCACATTTGGAGATAATAAATATGAAGCAGATAGACTTATAAAAGATGCAATGTGGAAATATATAGTAAATGATGATGAAGATGAAATAGAAGAACAATATGATCTATACAGGAGGAAATGTGAGCGACTATATTAAAAGATTAAGACTTGAAATGATAGAGGTATATGGTATGAATTGTTGGATGGATGAAGAATGGATATATTCAAGAAAAAACTTATTAACACTGCATCACATAAGAGAATTAAGAAATGGTGGCAAAACTTGTTGGGTTAATAGTGCATTATTAAGCAGGAAATCACATATATATTTAAACTACCTAGATAGAGAATACTACAAGATATACAAAGAGTTAAATTGGGCATTTAAAGAACTAAACAAAACATACGCACCGCCTACTCCTGAATATTATGAAGAAATAAATGGTATATTAAGAAAGGTAAAAAGAAAATGTTAGTTATACTAGATTACAAATTTACAAATTTAAACACATATATAAATGCTTGTAGAACAAATAAGTTTCAAGCAAATAAGATAAAACAACAAGAAACAGAATATGCTAGGTTAATGTTTAGAAATGTGCCAGTGTATGATAAACCAATAGAGCTAATATTTACTTGGCATATAAAGAATACTAACTGTGATTTAGATAATTGCATTGAAAAATCAATCTGTGATGGATTAGTAAAGGCAAGAAAAATACCAGATGATAATGTTAAGTATATTCAAAAAATAACACACATATACCAAAAAGACACAAAAGACTTTGTTGAAGTAGAGATTAAAGAGATACAATAGTATCTTTTAATTTTACAAAATAAGTTATTTATATTATAATTTTAATTAGAGGTAAATATGGAGATTATATACAAAAAGGTAAATGAAATAATACCTTATGAAAAAAACCCAAGAAAGAATAAAGAAGCGGTTGAATATGTAGCAAACTCAATAAAAGAATTTGGATTTAAAGTTCCTATTGTTATTGATAAAAACAATGTGATAGTAGCAGGACATACAAGATGGAAAGCATCAAAGAAACTTGGTTTAAAAGAAGTTCCTTGTATTATAGCAGATGATTTAACAGAAGAACAAGTAAAAGCATTTAGATTAGCAGATAATAAAGTAAGTGAATATGCAGAATGGGATATAGATTTATTAACTGATGAACTAGACGATATTTTAAATATTGATATGGAAGAATTTGGCTTTGAAAAAGTATTGGATGAAAAAATAATAGAAGATGAGATACCAGAAGAAAGAAAAACAACAGATATAAAAAAGGGAGATATATATAAACTTGGAAATCATAGATTAATGTGTGGAGATAGTACAAATGAAGAAAACATAGATAAATTAGTAAATGGGGAAAATATTAAAATGTGTTTTACAAGTCCACCATATAATATGAATGCTAATATGTATAGTGGTTATAGTGATAATTTAGCAAGTGAAGAATACATAAATTTTAATTTAAAAGTAGTAAACAATATAAAGAAGCACTTGAAAGGATTTTTGTTTTGGAATATAAGTTATAATAAAAATTCTAGATGGGAATTTATAGAAATAATGTATAGAATAATAAAAGAAACTGGATTGAAATTTATGGAACTTATAGTATGGGATAAAGGACACGGTATGCCAATTAGTTCAAAAGAAATGTTAACAAGAAGATATGAAGATATTTTAATGGTTGGAGATGAAGATACTATAAGCCAAGATATGGAATTATATTACATAGGAACAACAGAAAAGAAAGCATACTTTAATAAAAAAACAAATAAAGGAATAACAAATTATTGGAAAGTAGACACAAATAATAGTCAAATAAAACAAAACAAGGCGTGCTTCCCTGTCAATTTGCCAGCAAAGGCAATTAAGTTATGCACTAATGAAAATGATAACATAGTTGAACCTTTTGGTGGTAGTGGTTCGACTTTGATTGCCTGTGAGCAATTAAATCGAAATTGTTATATTATGGAATATGATGAAATACTATGTCAAGTTATAATAGACAGGTGGGAAAATTTTACAGGAGAAAAGGCAATAAAGTTAAATGATTAAAGAAAACATAAATCTGCTAATAGAATACAAGTACAAATATGGATTAAGCAAACAACAAGTAAAAACATTTAAAGGGCAAATATTAGCAGGAGATATAGAAGGATTTAGAAAAGGATTATTTAATCTAATGAAAATAAGATATTTAAGGAGGTGAATATAGTGGCTAACGAGCAAAACCTAAAGCCCGTTCAAAGCAAGGAAGAAGCAAGAGAGTTAGGCAAAAAAGGTGGTATAGCATCTGGAAAGGCAAGAAGAGAAAAAGCCACTATGAAAGCCACACTTCAAATGTTATTAAATGAAACAAGTAAAAATGGTAAAACATACAAAGAACTTGTGACATTAGGTTTACTAAAAGGTGCTATAAATGGTAATGCTAAAAACTATGAAGTTATACTACAAACACTAGGAGAATTATTGCAAGTAGAACAAGCAAAAGATAGAATAACAATAGTAAACAATTTGGGAGATAATGATGGTAGTTGATTTAAAAGACATAATAGCACCACACTTCTGGAACATATTTAATTCAAGAAAGCCATACATTATACTAACAGGTGGTAGAGGATCTACAAAAACTTCAATGTGTGCCTTAAAGATATGTTACCAATGTATAGCAGAAGAAAAATGTAGTGCTATCATATTAAGGAAATATCAAAATACATTAAGAAATAGTGTATTTAAAGAAATAGGCAAGGCATTTAGTAGGTTAGGATTAATAGAGGGTGTAGATTATACACAAATAGTTTCACCAATGGAAATAAGATTATACAATGGAAATACAATATACTTTGCAGGGATGGATGATGTGGAGAAACTAAAAGGTTTTGTAGATAAAAGTAGACCAATAAAAGTAGTATGGTTTGAAGAAGCAAGTGAATTTGATAGTGAAGATGACTTCTTACAAGTAGTAGCAACTTTTTCAAGAGGAAATACTGATTACTTTACAACACTATTTAGTTACAACCCACCAAAGAACAAATTTTCATTTATTAATGAATGGTGTGAGAAAATGGCAACGCGTGATGATGTTATAGTATCTCATAGTGATTACAGAACAGTACCAAGAGAATGGCTTGGTAATATGTTTTTAGAAGAAGCAGAAAGATTAAAAGCAGTAGATGAAAAAAGATACAAATGGATATACTTGGGGGAAGTAATAGGAATAGAGGGGTTGATATTTAACTATGACTTAATACAAATGGCAAAAGAAGAAGATATAAAAGACTTGAAATGCTTATACATAGACTTGGCAATGGACGTTGGATATTCAACGAGTGCAACAACTTGTATAGCAATGGGGTATATGAGTGATGGTAATTGGTATTTACTAGATACATATTATTCAAGTCCACAAGAAAATATAAAGAAATCACCAAGTGAATTGTCAAAAGACATATTCCAATTTAGAGTTAAGATGCAACAGCAATATAAAGCACCAATAGATAAAGAAACTTGTGATAGTGCTGAAACTGCTTTGGTATTGGAAATGTTTAAAGACTATGGTGTCACGATACACAAGGTTGACAAAGGAACTGATAAGCAAGAACAAATAGATTTCGCACAAGATTTCTTATCAAAGATGAAGTTTAAAGTGCTAGACAACAACAACAACAAGATATTCTTAAAAGAAATAAAAAATTACAAATGGCAAAAAGATAGTGTGGAAAAAGGTAAGCCAATACCAGATAAAACTGAAAAAGAATTTATAGGCAATGAAGTATATTTTAATACACATAGCAATCTACCAAGTTATTACTATGCAGATCACACAGTAGATGCTTGGATATATTGGGTGTTAGATAATAAAACAAAATTAGGAATAAAATATTAGGAGGAAAAATGGAATTTTTAAAGGATTTAAGAAAACAATTATCAAAAAAGGGGATTAATTTAATCAACACAGATTATTACAACTATATAGACTTATGGGGAGAGTGGTATAGGGGTGATGTTAATGACTTCCACCACTATAATTTAAAACTAGCAGATGGAACAACGGCACAGGCAGAAAGACTAACAATGAATATGCCTAAAAAAGTGTGTGAAGATTTTAGTAAACTATTATGGAGTGAAAAAGCTAAGATCCACACAGATAACGAAGCAAATGACAAGAAACTATGGGAGATATTAGACAGTAAAAGAAATAATTTCTCTATAATGCTTCCAATACAAATAGAAATGGGTATGGCATTAGGAACAAGTGGCTTTACTGAATACAAGAATAAAGATGGTGAAGTAATGCTTGAATACTTATTAGCCGATAGCATTATTCCATATAAGTATGACAATTCACATATAGAAGGATTATGTGTAATAAATAGATTTGTAGAAGAAGAAAGAGGAAAGCAAGTATATTATACGCACGTTGTATACCACGAATACACAAAAGGTAAATACACAAAGTTAAATGAATTATACAAATCAAAAGATGATATGACACTTGGTAAAGAAATACCATTTGAAGAAAGATACCCAGATGTTGAAAACCCAGTGATTGAAGAAACAGATTATGCTAGATTTCAAATATTTAAACCATCAATAGCAAACAACCTAGATGCAGAAACACCAATGGGTATATCTATATTTGCAAACCAAATAGACAAGTTTAAAGCAATAGATATTAAGTATGATAGTTTTACAAATGAGTTTATATTAGGTAAAAAGAGAATAGTAGTACCAGCAACTGCTTTAAAAGGTGTGCCAGAAGTTAATGATGATGGTACAGTATCAACAACTTTGTATTTAGATAAAAATGACACAACTTATGTAGCAATACGTGGTATGGAAGAACAACCAGTAAAAGAAATAGATATGAATTTAAGATACAACGAACATATAGCATCTATCAATGCAGAATTAAATTGGTTAAGTGCAGGTGTAGGGTTAGGACAAAACTTCTATTCATTTGATAGTGCAGGATTAAGAACAGCAACAGAAGTAGTTAGTGAGAATAGTGATACATATAGATCAAAAGAACACTTACAAATAGTTTTAGGTGATGTACTATATGATTTATGCCAAAGTGTATTAGAAATGGCAGGAATACCTAACAAGAACATTACTATTGAGTGGGATGATAGTATCATAGTAGATAAAGAGGCAAAAAGAAAAGAAGCAATGTTAGAATATAACACAGGTCTTATTAGTAAACAAGAATATTTTAGAATAACAAGAAATCTTGATGATAAACAAGCAGAAGAACTTGTAAACAAACTAGAAGAAGAGCAAGGGCAAGCAGAACCAGAAGAAGAACCAGAAGAGGAGTAAGTAAATGGGTGAAGATATATATTTACAAAACAAGATAAAAAATGTTCTAGATATATATTCACAAGTTGAACTTGACTTAATAGAAGTTATTATAAACAAATTAAAACTTGCAGATGGAGAAATTGGTGGTAGTCTTGAGTGGTATTTAAAAAGATTAAATGATTTAGGTGGTCTTAACAAAGAAACACTAAAAATAATATCAAAATATACAGGCATAACACAAAAAGAACTAAAATCAATGTTAAAAACCATAGGAATAGATACAATAGATGCTCTTAATCTTGTAGAACCATACAGAAAAGGAGAAATAACAATAAATCCAAAGACTTTTTATAAAGATATAGCAATTACTAATCTAATCAACAACTCTTATGATAACACCCTTAAAACCTTTTTAGGCATAAACAAAAATATAGTAGAAAGTGCTAGAAAGCAATATGTTGAAATACTTAACACAGCATATTTAGAAGTAAGTACAGGTGTATATGATTATGGCACTTCAATAAGAAAAGCATTAAACAAATTTGCAGATGCAGGAATATCAGCAGCCACATATAAGTATGAAGATGGTAGCACAAGAACATATAACATAGAGGGAATAGTAAGACGTGATATATTAACTGCTACACACCAATTAAGTGGTGATATTATAGGAAATGTAATAGAAAAAACTGAACCAGAATATATTCACATAAGCGAACACTATCAAGCAAGACCAACACACGAACCGTGGCAAGGTTGTATTGTCAAAAAAGAAGATTTTGAACCATTAACAGGCTATGGTGAAGTTGATGGTATATATGGGGTTAATTGTAAGCATTTTCATTATCCATATTTTGGGGACATAGATAAAAGTAAATATAAAACAGTAGTAGGGTATTATGGTGGTACTTATAATGTATATACACAAATGAAAGAGATAAGTAAGGAAGAAAATGCTAGACTTTATGAGTTATCACAAGAGCAAAGAGCATTAGAAAGAAATGTAAGACGTTGGAAAAGAAGACAAGTAGTAGCACAAACAGATGAAGATAAAAAGAAAGCAAATTATAAAGTTGACTTTTGGCAACACAAATTAAGAAACTTTACAAAAGATCACAAAGAATTAAGGAGAGATTATTTAAGAGAAAAAATATAATCTCTTTTAATTTTACAAATTAAATAATGTATAGTATAATATTTTTGTAAATGATATTACAGGGCTAACATAATGCCTTAAATCTATGGAATAATGACTAACTTAATGTCAAAAAAGAAAGGAAATTTAAAATGGAAAACGAAGTAGAACAAACTACTCAAGAAGTTGTTGAAGAAACAACAAACACTGTTGAAGAAACAGAAGCAACAAATGAGAAAACATTTACACAAGAAGAGGTAAATAAACTTATTGCAAAGGAGAAAGCACGTGCAAAGAAAAATATTCCTAGCAAAGAAGAATTAGATGCTTTTAATAGTTGGAAAGAAAGTCAAAAGACAGTAGAAGAAAGAGATAAAGAAGCACAAGAAAAGATTGATACATTAGAAAGTAAGAACGTATCACTAGAACAAGAAAACTTAATCTTAAAAAAAGGTGTAAGTATAGATGACGTTGATTATATACAATTTAAAGTATCAAAAATGGAAGGTGACTTCGAAGAAAATCTTGAAAACTATTTAAAAGAGAATAATAAATTTGTTGCAAAAGAACAAAAAGCAACCGGAGTACAAATCAAAGGTACGAAAGTTGAAGAAGAAGACGGTGTACTTGCTATATTAAAGGCAAGAAACCCAAATTTACAATAAAGAAAGAAGGAGTGATTTATAATGGCTAATCCAATAGCATTAAATGGTACGCATTATCGCCAAGAAAGATATGCAGACGCAATTAAAAAATTATATAGAAAACCAACATTTATTCGTGATTGGTTTAACAGAGATTATGAAGGAGACCCAACAGCAGGAGCAGTTCAAGTTCCAGTAAGAGATACAGATGTATCATTATCTACTTATGATGTAGTAAGTGGTATTTCATTAGGAACAAGTGCAACAACTTACGAACAAATTTTAATAGACGGACACAAAGCTTGTAATGAATTAATAGATGGATATGAAGCAGCAGCCGTTCCAGACAATCTAGCAGCACAAAGAATGGAAAGTGCCGCTTATGTATTTGGTATGACACTAGAAAAAGATGCAATAGCAGCATTAGTAAATGGTGGAACAACTGCATCTAGTACAAGTGCTTCAACTACTGATACAATTTATGCAAATATCGTAAATGAAATTACACAATTAAAGAAAAATGGTGTTGAACCAGATAGAATTAAAATTGTTGTATCAGCAGAAATGGAAAAATTATTATTAAGTGATGCAAAATTCGCTAATACTTCAGGACAACTTGGAGCAGAATTAGTAAGACAAGGTGTTATAGGTAAAATTAATGGTTGTGAAGTTAAAATGTCACCAGTATTAGATGAATATGACAATCTTGAATTTATAGTATTTGCACAAGATTATGTATATGCTATCGATGAATGGAAAGTTGCACCAGCAATCGTAGATTTAAAAGATGGAGCTCACATTGGAGCAAGTGCTTTACAAGGAAGAATTATATTCAAAGATTATGTTGCTAGATCAACAGCAGTTAGAGTTAAAACTTCTGGATCAGTTAGTCTTTAATAGATAAGGAGGCGATATAAATGCCTTATACAACTTATCAATTTTATGAAAATACTTACAAAGGCAATAAATTAGATTTAGAAACCTTTGAAAATTATGTATTAAAAGCAAGTTATGAATTAAATGCAATCTGCTTGGGTAAGATAAATGAAAATACTTTATCTTTATATAACCAAGAAATACAAATGGCAACTTGTGTGTTAGCAGAACAAATACAAGAAACAGAGTTATCTAATGGAAAAGAAATAGCAAGTGAAAGTGTAGAAAGTTGGCATAGAACTTATGTTAAAGGTAGCGGTTCTTCAATACAACAAAAATATGCTGATAGTGTTTACAATTACTTAATAACTACTGGTTTGTTATATAGAGGTATGTAATGTTTAATCAAGATATAACTTTAATAACAGAACAAATAGTTAATAATACAAAGATTTATGAAGTAAAACACTATAAAGCATATATAGGAGTTGAAAAAGCAGTAAGCAATAGCGATGGTACTTCAACAAGTTCAAATAGAACAGTAGTTGTAATGCCTTATGTTGATTATGCTTTTAGAAAGAATGCAAGAGTAATAAAAGGATATGTTAATGATACTTTTACAAGTTATACAAACATATTAGAGAAGGGATATGAATGCTATACAGTTAAAGAGATCCACATAAACGATTTCAATAGCAGTATGGCAAATATAAAACTTGTATGTTAGTATTTGATTATGAAATAAAACTACCAGATGCAAATAAATTAATAAAACAATATGGGTTAGAACCTTATGGCAAAGTTCAAATCGCAGTTGATAGTGCAATAGTTGATTTTTCTGCACCATATACACCTTTTAAAACAGGCGAATTACAAGGTAGTGTTAATAGTTCAGTAGGAAGTGGTATGTTAGTATATTCACCAGACACATACGCAAGTTATGTATGGAATGGTGTTAGCAAAAATGGTAAAAAGTTAGTATATAATACAAGTTATCATAGTAAAGCAACAAGCCACTGGGTAGAAGAAGCAATGAAAGTACATTTACAAGACGTGTGTAGAATTGCAGAAAACAAAATAAAGGAGATGTAAAATGGTAGATAGTATAATGGATTGGTTAAAACAATATATAGAAGATACTGATATTGAAATTGACTATATAGGCGAAGACGCATTGGGCTATTCGTTAAAACTACCAGTCAATACTCCAATAATTAGTAAAGACATAAATGGCAATAAATATATGCAGAAATTATTTTCATTTAATATTAGAACACTATATGGTGATGCAGATACAAATGAAAACAATTTAGAAATATTTGAAAACTTTAAAGAGTGGGTAGAAGAACAAAATGAAAGTGAAAATCTACCTATACTTGAAGAAAATCAAGAACCAGTAGAAGTTGAAGTATTAACAGATGGATACTTATTACAAGCAGATAATGATTTGCAAAATGCCGTATATGTAATACAATGTAGATTACTATACAATGAATATAAGAAAAAAAGACAAGTTAGTCTTTAAGAAGGGAGAATATAATGAAACAAGTAAAAAGAAGTGAAATAGTTGGCTTTCTTGACATAGATAAAGCAACTTCAATATCTGGTGTAAACTGGAAAATATTTGGTAATGGTGTCACAACAGCATCTTATTCATATAATCCTAATACAACAAGTGAAACTTGGATAGTAGAAGACAATGCTAGAAATACATTAGATAGTTATGCTTTATCAATAGATGGAGAACAAAGTTGCTTATATGGTGATGACGTTTATGATTTCATAAATGGTTTAAGATACGATATGGCAGTTGGTGATGATGCTATCACTAATTTACTATTAGTTGATAAATACGATTATGAAGGTTCTGGCGCTGGAAGAACTTACAAAGCACAAGTATTTAGTTGTACTATACAAATTGAAAGTTATGGAGGAGATGGTGGTGCAAAACCTACAATTTCTTATACAATAGGAGTTAATGGTGATGCAACTAACGGAACTGTGACATTTAGTGACGGTGTCCCTACATTCGTAGCAACAAACCCATCTTTATAATACAAATATACTAGGGGCATTAATTTGCCCCTTTTTTAATAATTGGAGGGAAACAAATGGAAAAAATAAGAGTTGAAAAAAAGAATATTTATACAATAGAGGTTAATGACAATGGTGATACTATTGAGTTTGATTTAGAAGATATAGGGCTTAACTTTAAACTATTAAGAGCATTAAGAGAAATAGATAGAATACAAGAATATATGAAAAATGAGATCACTATTATACAAAAAAGACAAGACGTAAAGGGCAAATATATATCTAAAAATGAAGAAGATATTTTAAGATTATGGAATAAATGTTTTAAAGATATGAGAAGTGCTATGGATATATTTTTAGGTGAAGGTGCTTGTCAAAAGATATTTGGTGATAGAAACTATATTGAAATGTTTGATGATTTAATGGAACAATTAAAACCACATTTAGAAAAAATGAAAGTATCATACGAAGATATTAAGAAACGTATTGAGAATAAATATTCTAACAAAAGTGAAAAGGTAATTGAATAATGTATCCAGAAAGTGCAAGAATAAATGGTGTTGACTATAAAATGAATACTGATTTTAAAGTTGCGTTAGAGTGTTTTAAAATAATAGAAGATGATAATATTGAAGATGAAGAACGCTCACTAGCAATTATATATAAACTATTTGGATTTATACCAGATAAGGATATAGATTTATTTTTAGATAGAGCCATTAAATTTCTGCAATGTGGTGAAACAATACAAAAGCAATTATCAAAAGAACAAGACTTGGACTTTTTTCAAGATGAGAAATATATAACTGCTTCATTTATGAGTGATTATAAATTAGACTTATCAAAAGAAGATATACATTGGTGGCAATATATTAACCTTATACAAGGTTTAACAGAGAATAGTATATTGTCAAGAGTAAGATATATCCGTAATTATGATTTAAGTGAGATCAAAGACAACAAAGAAAGGCAAAAGATGATAGAAGCAAAAAACAGTGTCGCACTTAAACAAAAGAAAACTAAAAAGCAATTAGAAGATGATGAATTTTTTAATAAATTGCTGAAAGGAGAAAAGTAATGGCAGAAGTAAAAATAAAAACATTATTAGATAATAGTAAACTTTCAAGTGGTCTTGATGAAGCAATAAGCAAAATAGAAAAGAAAATAAGTGAACTACAAAGAAAAGCAGAAAAACAAAAACTTAAAATAGGTGTAGAAGAAAGTAATATAAAAGCAACAAATTCACAATTACAACAAACACAAGCAGAACTAAAAGGTGTTAAAAGTGAACTAGATGATATAGCCGAAGACGCACAAAAACTTGCAATGTTGCGTTCTAAAATGGAAAGTGGCGAACAACTAACAGATGCAGAATTTTTTGATTATGCGGCATTGGATATGGCAGGTGTTGGAAAAACTGAAAGTGAATTGTTATCCAAAATGTATGATTTAGAAAGTCAAGAAGAAAAAATAAAAAGTAAATTAAAAGAGCAAAACGTAAATCTTAAAGAGCAAAAACAAATATATGCAGAAATAATAAAAGACATAGATACTCAAAATTCAAAAATAAGTCAAGTAAAATTAGATTATATAAAAACACAAGTAGGAAGTATTGGCAAATCAGTAAAAAGTAATGTTAAAAGTGTGCTAAAATGGGGACTTGCAATATTTTCAGTACGTTCAGCATACTTATTTGTAAGACAAACAATGAGTACAATATCACAATATAACAAGCAACTAGCAACTGACTTGGAATATATAAAATTTTCAATAG